GTTCATATCTGCTTTAACTTTCTCAACAACTATTTTGTTTTTTTCTCTTGTATCGTCTACATCTCTCATAGCATCTGATGCAACCTCTTGCGCAGTGATTCTAGCTTTAGCATTTATTTGAGCCACTTGTATACGTCCATCAATCTCCATTTGTGCTAATTTGATTTGACCTTGTATTTTAGACTCATCTGCTTGAGCCTGAGCCTGTTGCTGCTGTTGTTGAGCTTGTTGCGCTTGTTGTTGTTGACCTTGCATAGCTTCAATTCCTTGTTCAAGAACTGCTTGTGCTTCAGTCATGGTATCTGCTTTTAACACTTTAAGTGCGTCTAATAATGTAATAGTACCTGATTGTAACGCAGCTTGCGACATTTGTTGTACTTGTGTTTTTAAAGCGTCATCTTTACCAGAGTCACCCATAAAAATACCATAGTCATTTAGAGCAATATCAGGTAAAATGTTTAACATTTTATAACCTGCATCTCCAAAAATATATGCAGCTTTTTTCCCACCAGCCCATGCTATTTTCATTAAATTGGCTAGTTTCTCCATAACTTGTTTTTTAACTAAGTTATGTGAGTAAAACCAAGCACCAGTGGCTACAGAAGATTGTACTACACTTCTTTGTACGTTACCAACATATTCGTATTGCGCAACTGAACCTTCTCTTTGTGGTGAAACTCCTGAAATTTGTCCAGCAGTTTGTTCGAGCATCATTTTAAGATTAATTAATTGCTGCACAGAATTAGATAAAGTAAAATCAACTTGTTGAAATTGATTAAACGATGCAGTATCTCCACCTTCATCTCTAGTGTTTATAGGAATGATACCATCATTTTTAAGATGATACATAACCTCTTGCATATCCATACCTACATTACTAGGCATTTGTGATACATCATATACAACTGCTTTACCACCTGCTCTAGCCATAGTAAGCTCAATATGATACATTACTATATTGTAAAGCATTTGAATGTGACTAAGCACATCCATAAGGCTTGTAGACTTACCTGTAGTGTGATTAAATACACAACCTACATATGAAAGCGATGTACTACCAGCGTCATCAACAGACCTAACTTGATTAGGGCGTCTGCGACAGTTAACCACAACTTTACCACCAATCTTTGTACCTTCCCATATATCATCAACATGTTTGTACTCAATGTTGTCACCTTTTCTTGCTTTGTATGTTTCACTTATAACTTTTTGAAATGGTTGCTCTGGATTGTATTTATTTTCAGATACTTTTACTCTTATAGTTTTAATAGATTTCCATTCAGCAGATATAACTCTTACCTTTAATGTTTTAAATCTATCTATTTCAATCCATTTAAAATCAGAATTGAATCTATCTATATTTTCGTTTGTAGCAACTCTCATTTCTTCAAGTTGTCTTACATCATCGTCATCTAGTTCATCTCTAAATTCGTCTATAATTTCGTTTACAGACATCCATCTTTCTTCTCCTGCCCATTGAGCGTCATCTAAAAAGTCTGAATCTATTGATTTATCAAATACAAATGTTCTTGGGTCTACACGTCTAAAATATGGGTCACCGTTCTTAACATATATTTTATAAAACTCTTTACCTGTAACGAGTAAATCTCTCATACCTTCATGAAAGACTTTTTTCATTTTATATTTTTCAGCTAAATAGTCTATACCATCTCTAATAGACTCTTCGATAACTTCTTTATACTCGAACCTCATGAAGTGGTCAATGTCGTCTGGAATAGGAAAGTCTTTGTTATCCATTTCTAATTCCATGCCGTAAACCTTTTCCACCTCTGCATTTATTTCTTTCAGCAAATCATTTGCTATTAAAGAAATTTTAAACTGTTCTTTACGTAGTGCAGCATCCATGTTCACTGCAAACACTGACTTATCTATAGGTCTATTTAAATCTTCATTACATAGTAAATCAATTTTATTTTTAGATAATGGGTAATTAGATAGCGTTGCAGGAGACGGCATGTTATATTGTTCAGTAACATAGCTATAGTCATCATGCTCTACGTCTCCATTATAAAGTCTGTAGTTTTTGATGTCTTTGTCGTAGTCACTAATATAACCCTCTTGATTATTATAATCTAAAGCAGAAACAATAGCATCAAGGTTTTTTTCACACCACTCTTGTGTCTTTTCGTTTTCAGGCAAAAATTGTTTAGGAAATTGACTCATTTTTTAATTTTTATAAGGAATTAGTCTACCGTTTTCTCTTCTGTAATAAACAAAACCTATTCCTTGTTCTTGTATTTTATCTTTTTTAACTTGTTTATCGTATAGGTCTATATCATGTATAAGACATAAACCAAATGCTATCACCCTATCCGTGTTTCTTAACCCATAGCTCCCTAATTCATCTAACAAATCTACAAACCATATATCTTCACAATTATCTTCTATGTAGCTTTCTAAAAACTGTTCCATCACAGCTTTAGTATGTTTGTTCATTTGTAATCCGTATCTGTTCCTATTTACAGTTTTCGGAGAATGTGCCGTTGCTGGTCTTTCTTTTAAATACTGTTTACCTCCTGCTCTTTGGAAGTGTCCAATAATACCAATACGTGTAAACTCTATTAACATTTTGGCATTGTAATATACGGCTAATTTTAGACATCCATCCCAGAACTCTTCAGCTGTGTCTGGACGCTCTGTATATTCAGCTATAGGGTAGTTACCTGCAATATCTGTACTATAAAATCTTCTAAATATAATCGCACTACCTAAAGAACTTGTCGATGCTTCGTCTTGGTCATATGAATCAATACCACCAATATCTAAACCTTTTAAGTCTGTACGTGGGTGTGCTAATATTTTATATGGACCTGTTCTGTCAAGTACAAACTTTACTTGCATACCGTCACCTTCCCATTCCAATCTACCATGCTGTATTTGACCTCTTAACGATTCATTTGTAAGTATCTCACTTCTTTGACCATTAATTTTGGCAATGTTAAACCTTGAGTTTTTTGTTTGTAAGAAAGCTTCCTCTACAGTTAAGGGATAGTTTTGTAATTCTAAATTGTATCCTTTTTGATTTCCTGCTTGATGAAGTTTTTCTCTTCTTTCTTTAAGAGCTTTAGTAGCTCCATCGTTGTCAGATACTCCAGATTTTAAATCAAAAAATCCATGATAACACATAGAAGCTGGTATAAACATAGGAATTAAATTAAACGCATCTGCATTGTAATACATTTCCATAAAGTCTTTTGAAGCTGCTTCTATATCACCACCAGTACCTCCAATAACAGGAACACCGTATTGTACATCACCATCCATAAAACATGCTTTAGATGACATGTATGCATTAAGTAGTTCTTTAAACTCCCCTGCTTCTTCAAATACCATCACTGATAAACGTTCCCCTTTGTAAACTTCAGGGTTACTCATTGTTCTACAGTGTATAACAGATTGAAAACCATCTACACCCCACTTGCCGTCACGTCCTTTGACTTTATAACCTGACTTCATAACCTCTTCACCTTCTTTAAAAGTTGAATGTCTAAAGTTTGAATGTTGATTATTAAGTCCAGCCTTCACTTTATCAAAGAAAGATGTTGCAGTAACTTGCAGACCTGCAGCTACACCGACATGATTGTATGGATAGAATGTATATTCTTGAGCTAATATACCAGAATTCATATAAGAAAACCCTTTATCCCTAGCCTTAATAACAATCATACCTTTTTCTTCTTGCTTACAGGTATCGAATAAATCAAAGTATGCTTTATCCATATCCCTGTACCAAGGTGCTATTAAGGTTTTTCTACTATTACCTTTAACACCATCACTACCAAGTATTTTATAAAAGTTTAGATAGTAATAATGTTTACCTGTAATCATGTCCATTCCTTTAGGCTTGAACCCTTCCTTACATCTACGTACTTGCTCATCCCAGTATTCTCTATACATAACACTTTCAGGATTCAAGTCAGGTATACCTTCATATATTAAAGGTTGGTATTTTTTTATGTTACCCATTCTTTTGTGCCTGTATAGTTTCGAGATAACTTAACTCCCTGTTACCTGCAATCTTAGTCCTTTCACCTCTTCTTTCAATAGCATCTAATAATGTCTTACGAGTGGCTAATATCTTATCTACACCTATCATAACTTTTTGTATGTCAGCTGCATTATCAATATTTATTTTTGTGTTGTCTAACAAAGATGTATACTCATTTATTTTTTCATTAAATGCAGCAAGTTGTGCATCTAAAGGGTCATATTGTAATTGATTATACTTGAGTATCGCGGCAGCGATTTTTTTATTTTTTACACCTTTCCATTCATAGTTGTCAAACAAATCTTTAGACACCACTCGCATTCTTTCTGACTCTGAAAAATGTCTATAAGGTGAATCGTAATCTGCAATATAAGCAACAAACATAAGACCATCATTAGAAAGACCACTTGTTTCTAAAACAGATTTGAACTCAGGTATACCAAACACACCATCATCCTCTACAATTCTACCTTTCTTACTTATCTTTAATAGGTACATGCTTTTTTAGTTCTGTTTTCATAATAAATATACCATGATTTACATATGGCATACTACCTTCTTGTCTTTTATTAAATTCATCTAAGTACTTAAAGTCAATTGTATCTACACTACCGCCCTGTAATATGTATTTATTACTTAACGGTAAGTAACCCATATCTATGTAGTCGGAGATAATTTCTATTTCTTTTTTATCGGTCATGCTATTGACATTTACATACCCGAAAATTTTTTGGTTTGGCATAATTTCTATTACACCAAATTTACTTTTCTGCTTGTCCATAATTTCCATGATGTAAAGTTAATAAAAAAAAGGGTACAATATACTGCACCCCTTTTCTAACCAAAAAACAAACAATTATTATATTAAATCATTATTTAATCATGTTGAATAATTCCACCTTTCTTAAAGGTTTTCTTATCAATACCTACACTAGCTAAAACTCTATTACCCATATCTTGATTATAACCGTCCATGTATTTAGACTGTCTTTTTGCTGCGTATATAGAATCTACTGCTTGACTTTTTCTTTCACGTCTAGACATACCTTTAAGAGTGGTCTTCATGTTTTCAGAGTAAGCTCCCTTTCTTTTAGAATTACCTCTTATAAGTTTCTTAGCAGCCCTTTTAGTTTGCTTAGATACTTTACGTCCACCAAAGTTTCTTAGCCTAGCCATTAATCGTGTTGTATAAACCCACCTTTATTATACATTCTAGAGCTAGATGATTTTTTAAGCATACCACCTTTTTTGTAACCTAAAGATTTCTTAAGCTCCATTCCTGCCATTGCTGGAACAACCGCCTTTGCTGCAGATTTAACATAGTCAACTGCACTTTTTGTTTTACTTTTAGTGGTTTTAGTTACTTTACCAGAACCAGCTGAACCACTTCTTACAGGGTCTTGTGTTCTAGATGCAATATTTTTTATAATAGGATTTACTGTAGTATTCTTTTTTGCTTTCCTTATAGTTTTTTTTGCTTTACGCTTTTTATTAGCTGCTTTTAATTTTTCTTTTATACCAGGCATAATTATATTTTTATTGTTATCCGTCAAATATAATTAAAAAAAATTTATAGTTTTTTGAGTGTGGATGTATTATAGTGAATACCCCACCGCTACGGCAAACCTTGGACGCCCCCATTGCGTAACCATAACCTGCTAATCCTTCCCGATATTAAATAACGTAGTACTAAGCTACGTAGTTAACTTAAACTTATTAAGACATGAAATACATTACTTTAAATGAAATGTGTGAGTATCTTGCTGTAACAAGCATCATATACCCTATCACACTAGAGTTAGTATTACCAATGGACAGCCCAATGCGTATGGAGTTCTCTTCAATAGGAGAATTCAACGAGTGGCTAGTCGACACAGTCGGCTTCATTGGTAGCACAGGTATTGAGGAAAGTTTAGCACGCATAGTATAGCGTGTTAATCCTTCCCGATATTAAATAACTTAAATTGATAAGACATGTACGACTTCAAAATCCTTCACGACAAAGCAGTTAATATTCAAAAGAAAATTAACCAATGGAAACATAACTTTAGCGTGAAGCATCAGTCTACTTTAGCTTGCCCTCATAAAGAGGGCTATGTTATCGTAACCTTGTTGTTAATCCCTAAAGCGAAAGCAGAGGTTAAACCAACAACGGAAACAAAGACTGTAACGGAAACGAGAACGAAAACTGTAGACGAAGCCCCATTCTAGGGTTTCGTTTTACTTTTTCACTATCATGATGCGTAGTAGTTGTAAGTTATACATAGTATGCATCGTTATTTCTGCGTGTGTTTGTGTGTGTGAAAGACATCCACAGCGTCTATTTGTGCGTGTTCTATGTTTGTCTTGTTGTTGTGTGTGTTGCGTAATGCATTGTGTTACAACGGTTTGGGTGTAAAAATTAAGACGGAAAAGTGCTTCTTGTTAATCCTTCCCGTCTTTATTTAACAATCTTCTATTTATTTAGACGATTGCGTAGCTTATTGGGTATTAAACCACTTACCCACCAAAGTTACAATAAATATTTGACATAGTCAAGTCACAGTTGATAGCGTGACAGTCTATTGTGTTATTTATTTATACGATTAATAGTGGTACAATATATTTAAAACTTATACAAAATGTTTACAATTCCTAAAACAGCAAAATCTACTTTTGCCAAATCACCATTAAAATTAAACGTAGCAGTTGACAATCTTAACTCTACAGTTGCAAAGTTTACAGACGGTACTTACGATATATATTCCGACGGAGTGTATGTTAAAACAGCACCACAAGCTAAACTAAACTTAGTATTTCCTGATTTATCTAACGATAACAATCAAGTATACTTTGACTTGCGTTTCAATGGTTTGACAATTATGGATATTCAGACTTACATTTATTTCTATGAATTACGTGACCGTCTTGACGAGTCTTCTGAAACTAAATACATTCAGGAAGCTATTCAACACCTAACAACAGTTCATAAAATAGATGATGTACCAACAGCATCGATATTTCACAATGCCGACGGTACACCAATGTATACTCTTAAAGAGTTTCGTGACACATTCGAGTTGCCATCCTCTACGAGTAAACTATACTCAATATTACGTGAGAACAGTACTGAATTCCTTAGACACGATTTACAAGGCTCACTATTAGGCAAGCAACTTATAGTTAAATCTTATTTCAACGATAAGCTAAATAACTAC